CTAAAACTGCTAATGATCCGAATTCAAGAATTAATAAAGCACTTCGTGCTTGGAATTGTTAGTTTATTATTATTACATGGAACTATGGATGAATATGGAAAACATAGAGATTTCCTAAAAAAAATAAAGGAAGTTAAATCTCAATATAGCCCAGATTCATTTGAGGCTAATGTTCCTGATGATTTTATTCTAACAATAGCTACAGCTGAAACTGGCAACTTTAATTTTGAAGGTGCTGATACAGCTAAAAGAGCCAATAATTTTTTTGGCATACAGGCTGTAGGTAATGAATCTTTTATATTATCTCAAGATCCTAATAAAAAAGCTAAGGTTAGAGCATTTGATAATGCAGAAGATAGTATAAAAGGATTTTTACAACTTATGAAAACTGGATCTAATTATGAAGGTGTAAGAGAATCTATAGCAAGAGGTGATGATACACTAAATTACTTTGATTCATTAGGTAAATACGCTGAGAAAGAAAATTATACAGAATTTTTAAAAGATGTATACATTACAAAAATTTTAGATTTCATGAATCCAAGAGATGATACAGGTAAATTAATTTTTCCTAGTAAGAAACCCATGAAATCTCAAATGAATAATTTAAAATAAAAAAGGGGAGCCATAAAGACTCCCCCACACAGGCAACAACAAGACACTTAGAGTTTTACTCTAGGTGTCTTTTTTTTTGGTCTGATTGATACAATGATCTATCACCCCATCTTTTTGTCCAGAGATAACTATTAAATCTTGAAGTACATCTCTCAACAAAATCTATAATTCTATTATGCCAAAACATCTTTCTAAATTTTTTGTATAATCTGTTTAATATCATCTTCTAATTTTCTCCCAACAGCATTAGCATGATTTATTATAGCGGCACATAGATTACCATGATATGGTAAACCTTTTAATGCTTCTCGTATTTTACCTACAGGTTTACCACCATAATCAATAACTATACTATTTTTCTCATTTAAACCTATCTTTAGTTCAAACAATAGACCTGTATATTGTTTAGTATTATTTTTTTCCGACATCTTTCCCCCCATCTGTATTTACAGGTGTAAGTGTAGATAGAGAGTTCATCAGTTTAACAACCTCACCATAAGGTCTTGTCATCAAGTATCGCATAATATCCATTAGTTTCTCAGAATCTATATGATACATTCTAGGGGTAGGTTTTTGTGTTTCTTTCTTTTCTTCAGCCATCTGTCCTCCTATTAAAATGGTATATCATCTTCATTTGGAAAATGTGTATCTATTACTTTTATCTTATCATTAGCACATGATATCGCTTCTAGTTGTTTATCTATCTCTTCAGCAAACTGTGGATGTTCACCTATACCTACAGGCTTATCTAGGTATACTTGTATTGTAGCTTTTGCTATTTCTACTTCTGCCTCATATTTCTTTTTTAAGGCATCGATCATATCTCTACTCATTACTCTGCTCCTTTTAGTTTATAGTATTTATTTTCAATTAAATCCTCATCATCTAGATAGGGATTACTTTTTGCTTCTTCCGACTCTCTTGCATCTCGTATTGTTTGGTTTAGAGTTCTATTCTTAACTATACAATTAGACACAAAATTTTCTACTTCCATCACTGCTTTCTTAACTTGACCCATTACTAACCTCCTTAACTAATCTATTTAGATACCACTGAGCCTTATGTAGATCTTCTAATGGTTCTCCCTTAAATTTATATCTCGCAACGTATTTTAAAATATTACCTTTGAGATACCCATGAAACTCATCACCTGTCATACAATCACTAATAACATCTATTGTTTCTTTTTTACCATGTAGATAATGTTGTGGTGCATTTACGTTATCATATTTAGTTTCATTCTCATATGACATATCATGACCATGATCTTTTTTATGTGTATATGTGCGTTTATCTTTTACCATATTCCCTCCTAATAGTTTTGATATCAATCAACTCCATATTATAATTACCATCTTTAACTTCTCTTTTGATAACTAAACCACTCCACCACATATGCTGAGTATCTCTAGCAAAATGTTCTGTATGATTTAGATAGCATCCCGCAGATAAAGCATGTAGCTTTTTACCATTAGGTAATGTTGATACTGCATAATCTAATAGATGACTATGCCCCACTGTAGCAGAAACTTTATGCTTTGTCAATATGCTTCTAGCAATATTTTCACCAGATATTGCAGATCCCATAATACCAGATGGTAAATGATGAGAATAATGTACACCATCTACAACTTTTATAGATTTATATCTAACTTCCTGCCAACCATATTTTTTAAATTGTAGATCATCTATACTTATAGATCCTTCTAACTCTGGATTATCGTCTACAAATCTATCAATCCTATCCTCATGATTACCATGAATCATAATCTTTTTAGGTTTATGATTACCTAATCCTTTATTAAATAAAGATAATGCTTCATGTGAATGTTTCATATCTTTCTGATATCTTCTACCTTCAAAAGATTTTTTACCTCTATCATAAGAGGATAAAGAATCCATACTACAAAAGTCACCCATACATATTACATGAGAAACTTTATAATCTGCTGCCACTCTACCTGCCCACAGAAATCTATCATTGTTTGCTTTAGGTGTACAATGAGGGTCACCTATAACTAAGTGCGTTGCCATTAGTTTAACTCCTTATCACGTTTCATTTTTAAATATTCAAGAAAATCAATAACATTAGATTCATCATCAAATTCTGCAACAGAACTAGCTGTTAAATCTTGTTTATTCTTTTTCTTGTCTTCAGCATAACCACGTAAACCCCACAGAAAAGTTGAATGAGGATCGGTTGTTGCCATTTTTATCATGCCTCTAGCTATTGTAGAACATAATTCATATTGCTCTGTAGACATTTTAGATTGACTATCCATCATAATGCTACAATTAAAACCTTTTTGCCAAGGTGAAACAATTACCTTAACTGAATTAATATAATTTATTTTATCTGATTTTTTCATGTCCAATACCTATCATGATTATCTTTATTATATTCTAAAACTTTATGTTCATAATTTCTCTTCATACTTTTTCTACCAAATTCATTAGCTTCATCTTCCTTATCAAATATTGTATTAGTAAACAATTCATAATCTTTATCCTTTTTATTTTTAAATACTACAAAGTATAACATAATAAAGAGTTGGTGGCAAGTAGACCCCTCAAACTACTAACCACCTACCTCTATAGCCTCATCCTGTTTAGGATTATTGACTTCTGTGTACCAAACCCACTTAGGATTTTTACCTTTTGATTGTTGCTGAGGTAATAATTGTAATTTATCTTTACCCCAACAAGGTAATTTGTATGGACAATAAGAACATACAAAACCTAAAACCCTGTTACCAGTAGGTTTACTTCTAAAAGTTTCTGCAACATCATCATAACATTTCTTAAAAGGTTTATTTTCTTTTAATGCTTTATAATTTTTTTTAGCAGATGCTAAAGCTGCTTTCTTATGTTGCTCTACAGATGCGGGTGTTTCACAAACTGTCCATTCACCTGTAGATTTATTTATAGCTATCCAACCACCAAAATCTTTTTGTTGACTTTCTCCATATAGAAAACCCTGTGATGCATAGCCAAATGAATCCTCTCTAATAACTTCTTCAAATCCACCTGCTTCTCCAAACTTTTTTTCAAATGAATATGGTGATGCACTTTTAATATCCCAAACTTTTCCATCAATCTCAACGTCTTGTCTACCTTCAATTTTATCTCCATTAAATTTATAAATTACTTTTTTTTGTTCATTCTTTATATCAACACCTGCAGATTTCATAACTAATATAGCTAATGCTTCTATGATATCACCAAATGTATTTCTCATTTTAACATTATAAGGTTGACCTTCACCCTTTATACCTTTAGCTTCCATTTGTAATTGGCAAAGAGGTCTACCTATGTTAGACATTCTAGGTTCAAACTTATCTCGTCTTTCATCTTCAAATTGTTTTAGTAAGGCACTTTTACATGCCTCACCAAACTCTTGAACCAACTTACTATCTAGCTTTACAGGAGACTTAGATACAGTGTCAAGATATCGTTGAACTTTTAGTAGTATATTATTCATTATGTAGATAATATTTTCTCTGGTGCAGTATCATTAACTTCCTCAACTACCTCTGCATCAATTTTATCTTCACCATTTAACTTACTACTTTTAGCTTTGTTATATGCAGCTATTACCTCATCGTTCTCTTCGTTTATAGAATCTTGAAATACTTTTAAAGTTTCCATATCCATATCAGATAACTGTAAGTTTTCCTCTGCATTAACCTGTATTTCTGGTACATAAAATACATTACCGCCTTTTTTCTGTCGCTTAGTGTCTAATGTAAAAGTACAATTAAACATAAGTTTCTTTCTCTTTTTTAACTGATCAAGTGCTGCACTTACAGGAGAGAAAGCAGTACCTGTTACTCTATAGAGTATTGGTAGATTTTCTACATTATGTGCATTACCTTGTGCAGTTTTACCATTATTAAATGATAACAAACCATAAACAAGTTTGTAACATCTAATAGTTCTCTGCCTTTCTAACTCCTCTGGAGTCAGTGTTGATCTATCTTTAAAAGGGATCTTACCACATCTTGTACCACCAAGTATATCTATGGCTTCTTCTTTCCAACTTTTAAATATAATAGATCTATTTACATACTCACCTTTATCAGCATCATAGTGCATGTATTGCATCGCACTTATGAAAGGTCTAAATGTAACTGGTTTACCAAAAACATTTTGACCAACATTTTGATCGTATGTATAGAAGTGACCAACAGGTAATTGATTACCATCGTCATCTTCTGGTGTACGATTGATTGCTAACCTAGGTATATTTGTACCCATGTTAGATCCATCGTCTTGTCCGATGACTTGCATTATCTGCTCATCAGACATTCCTTTTATGTTTACTAAGTTATTATCAGACATATTGTCCTCCTATTTTATTTTTATTGTATATCATATTTTGAAAAAAAATCAATAAAAAAATAAACTTAATGTTAAATATATCATTAAAAATATAACGCATAATGTCGCACACCCACATAGGTATGTAAATAATTTAGCTAACATATTCTAGTCTCTCCATTTATTATTTTTATTTCTAAACCATCTGTCTCAGCAAAATATTTCCACTCTGAAAAAAACTCGTGATTATTGTCGATGTACAGGGTAGTTGGATCTATCATACATCTATCTTTTAGATCTTTATACTCTAAATATGCGGAGTATTCTTCATCTGAATACTCATCAAGAGTCTCAAGTGCATCTATTTCTTTTGGCATTATACCTCCTCTATTTTATCTGTTTTAACATTTTCCATACCCATTTGTTCTGCCTCACTATCATCACCCCATTCACCTTTGTCAAATTTATCTTTAGCTTCTTTTGGTGAATTGGCTTCTATAGTTCTATATTCCCATACATCTGCTGTATAGTGTACTTTATATGTTTTAGTCATTACGATTTACCTCCTTCATATCTAACCAATTATTGCCTATTTTAAGTTCAGTGTCAAGCGGAACATTAAAATCAATATTGTAATATTTTTTTAATGCAGGTATTACATCTGCAGTGCCCTGGTTAAATATATCACTCATCACATCTTCTTCACCAGGATAAACATCAGCAACTATTGAATCGTGAACTGTGTTTACAAGTAAACTTTTTACCTTCTTATCTTTCATAAGATTATAAATATTAATACAAGCAAGTGGAACAATATCAGCTGTAGCAAAACCTTGAACAGGATAATTTTTTATCTGTGTGCCATATGTAGATCCACCCCAAGGTGTTCTCTCTGCATATGGAAAAGCATATTGTCTACCAGTTGGTAAACTTATCTGTTTAAATCTTATTGCTTCTGATTGTAGTTTCTCATGCCAAGTTTTTATATCTTTATATTTTTCTAAAAATTTAGAATAATATCTTTTCTCATCCTCTGTACCAGTTACACCACCATACAAAGGTTTAAATGTATGTGCCTTTGCATCTTGCCTTGATACACCTATAATATCTGCAGTATATTGGTGCACATCTATTTTATTTTTTATATCTTCCATACCTTGTTTATCTTGTGCTAGATAAACTGCTGTCCTAAATTCTAACTGTGCAAAATCTATCTCAAGTATACTACCTTTGTCAAATCTAGATGTAACAACTTTACGAATAGGAAATGTTTTACCTCTAGGTTGATTCTGAAAGTTAGGATCTCTACTAGATAATCTACCTGTAGCTGTAACTCCCTGCATAAATTTAGGATGTAAGAAACCTTTCTCATTAGTAAAATTTTTTAATCCATCAACAAAAGTATTTAAATAAGTATCAACTGCATTATGCCTAACTATTGCATCTATAAATTCTTTAAACTCTCCCTCAGCTTCTGATGCTATCTTACTCAAAGTAATCTTATCAGTTCTAAATCCAGACTCTGCTACATCATACACACTTCTAGGTCTCTGCCTAAAACCTGCATACTTTGCCATTTCTGTATATACATATCCATCACCATCACAATCAGAACACTTAGTATAATTTTTATATGGGCTACCATCTTTCTTTATTCTTTTTATTACACCCTTACCTTTACAAGTAACACACTGTTGTGCAACTGTCCTATAAATCTTTTCTACATTATTATCTACGAGGTTTCTAAACTGAACTCTAGAATAGTTAGGTCTTCTTTTATTCTTGCCTGTGCTTTTATCAATACCAATATTAAATATCTTACACCACTCTTTCTTATCTTTAGGTTTTACAGAATAAATCAACCAAGATAATTGTTCTGGGCTAGATAAATTAATCTTAGTATCTCCCATCTGTTTATATACTATCCTATCTATCTTCTGTTTTAGATACGCAAACTCTGCTCTGTATTCTCTCTCAACATTATTTAGATCTTCTAAATTTATATTGATACCATTTCTTTCCATGTCACATAGAACAACAAGAAACTCATTCATCATCTTAGCTGTCATCAACATATCTTTATTCTTATCCAATCTAAAGTCTGCCATCTGAGAATCAAATAGTTTTCTAGTTATCTGAACATCTATCTTACCATACTCCTCTACAACATGTGCAGGAATATTCTCGAATGATATTCCTCTATCCATGTATTCTTTTATACTACTATCCTTAGATCCTATCTTTCTTCTACGACAGGACATCTCTAGTGTTAGGCTTTTTCTTATACCTCTATTAAGTATATACTCCCCCAACATAGTATCATAAACTCTACCACTGTATTTAAATCCAGATTCTAATAACCACATCAAATCAAATTTAATATTATGTCCAACAAGTAAAGTTGTCTTATCTAATATATCTTGTATCTCATGAAAACATCCTTTGTCTACTCTCTCACTATGATTAGTAAAAAAATATTTATCATTTATACCCACACTAACTAATATATTATCCTCATGAAAAGGTGATGGATCATAACCACCATTCTCGTTTCTTTGCCAGGATGTTTCTACGTCTACTGTTGTTATCATACCTCGTACCTACTTATGCTTCTTCTAATGGTACATACAGGTTCTCCATGATAACCATTTATTTTATTCTTACTAATACATAATGTTCTTATTTTATTCTCTGCATCTGTATTTGCATTTCTACCTATACCAATAATAAGATCAGCCTCAGCTGCCTTACCTGTTTTAGAGTTTTCCATCTGATCAAATGATATACTATTTCTATTGTGTGCATCAGCTGATGCCTGTGATATTGCAATCACTGCACAGTTTCTACGTTTAGCTATCTCTCTAACACTTGTATATATCTGTCTTAGTTTTTCATCTGTTCTTGCATAAGTACCTTTAACATTAATCTTATCTAACTGATCTATAACAATTATATCTGGTTTGTTCTTCTCACAGTGTGCATCTATATCATCCATAGACCAATCAACTGTATCAAACATAAATAGATTATCTTTTATACCACTCCATTTTATCTGTGCAGATGATTTATTTTCTAATATCTCATCTCTAGTCATACCTGTGTAAGCTGATATTGCTCTTATCTGAGTTCTTATTGCAGGTTCTTCATTAATAAACGCATGTACCTTTGCACCTTGTGCACAAAATCCATCTGGTGCTGCACATAAACTAACCCAGAAAGCTGTCTTACCTGTCTCTGGTCTAGCAAATGCTATCATAAGATTACCACCACCAATACCACCAACATTAGTTTTTAATACTGGTATATTAAATTTCCATCTAGTCGTAACATTTAAAAGATCTATTACTTCAGATATCTCTTTCGTAACTGCGGGTGCTTTATCC